CACTCATCTGTTTTCCTTCATTTGCTATCTTTTCTTCCTGAGTAGCATCTTTGACCGCATTAGCACTGACCGGAGGGTTGGGTTTTATCTCAGTTTCTTTTTCTTTTGATGCTTCTAGTTCTGCACGACCTTTCTTCCTACTCTCAACCTTCTCTGCGGTATTGGTATCAAACGTACCAAAATTCATAACACCTGCGAATGCATCACCGAATGCCTCCATCGGAGTCTTCCCGCCAGGCATTAATGCTCCAATAGCAGCGGCACCACCTATCGCAACCGCATAAGGGAATTTCATTATACTAGTAACTACGTTAAACAACTTCTTACCTAACTCAGCAATTGCATCAGCAAAAGACATATTCGCAAAGTCATCCTTGATACCGTCCATGAAACCCAATAATGAATCTGTGATTGAGTTGAACAAACCACCAATCATATCGGAGAATGAGAACGAATCCAGAATTTCTGAGAAGTTCTCAAACCCAAGTTTACTTGCTATCCAACTCACGAGGTCCTTGAGTAGGTCAAGTGGCATTCCAACAATTCCTATCAAGACTCCACTGATTGCACCAAGGACACCACCAAGTATTCCACCCGACTCAAATCCTGCTTTGAATCCGTTGAACGCATCAACCATTGTCATTATGATAGTAATAGGGAATAAGACTACACGACCAAGAAGTCTGAATACTTTAAAGAATCCACCAAAGGATGATTTCAGTGTGGTGAAAACCTTTTTAACTTTCTTTGCCGTATTTTTGATCGTTGAAGCAGCGCCACCCGATGTCTTTGCCACACCTGTAACAGAGGTTTTTAGTTGCTTGATGTCATCAACAAAACCAGAGAATGGTTTTAATAATTGGCCAATTAACTTTGAAGCATTTTCAATGAATGTTAACTTCCTAAACTTTCCTGCTATACCACGAAATGCCATATTGATGTTTCGGAAACCATTGGTAAATGCTTGACGGATATTGGTAGCAAGTGCTGTTAGTCTTCCACCAAGACCTTTTGCCCAATCCTTCATTTTCTCAATTCTCTTTGCAATTCTTGCAATACCGTTAGTAAATACTTTTCTTATACGGTTAAATTGGTTCTGAAGTTTCTTACCTGTTTCGGGGAAGAATTTAATGAATATTCTGAATGGTGCTAACACTAATTTTGTCATAGACCTGACCATTTTCGCCATAATCTTGGCAAACGGACTCAATATTAATTTTGCGGCACGAACAAAACCTTCAACGATACCCACTGCGAGACCCGCAATTGCGGCAGTGATACCTGCGATCATTCCAAGAATACCCATACCCTTGGTGTCAGACATCAGTTGACCGAGATTAGGTAAACCATCTGCCGCTGCTACTTTCGCCTCTCGTTTTTCTTCTAGTTTATCACCTGCTTGGTTCTTGAGGTCTTTGAAGTACTTACCAAACATTTTAGACAACGCACTGACCTCAGATGCGACCTCTTTGGTCACACTGCGTGATTCTGCGTTTTCTTGTTTGGTCACCTCAATCAGATGACCTATACTTTTCTCTGCCATTATTCCTATCTCTGTCGTTGACGTTCTTCTTGTTCGTGACGTTCTTTTTCTTCTTTAAGATGCTCTACTAGTAAAGCAACATAAACTTCCCTCTCAAACGGCATCATATTTTCTAGTTCTGTTAACGAGTAATTATGATGTTGCATCATGCCAAAGTTAGTCTTGTAATGGTTTACAAGGTTATCGTGTGAGAGGCATACTAAAAAAAATCTTGGATGCCCTTCAGTGTTCTATTCTGTTCCGTACCGCACTCTGGACATTTAAAGTCAATGTCGTGTTGCATTGATGGTGCAGATTGCATAAACACACCAATCTTTTCAAACTGTGAGTTAGTCATTGAATCAATAAACTCTTGCATCTCTCCAGAACTAACCTCTCTCGCATCAACTCTCTCGTCCTCGGTCATAATTGTCTTAATACACTTACCGATCATCTTGAAACCAAACTCAGTTTCTGACATATCCTCAGAAAAGTTATTGAGAAAATCGTGAAACGCTGGGTACTTTAATTCCAAGGTGACACTTGGTGTCAATTCAACTATAGGACTTACATCAGGAAGGTCAACTTTAATATCCTGTAGGTTGATCTTACATTCTGTTGAATGTCCACACTCTTCATTCTCACACTTGATATTAATATCAGCAGTCTCACCAACTGAACGTGAACGAATCTGCGTAAACATATACTCAACATCAAATACTGTGAGGTCTTTTGGTTCTACATCTTCACAACAAATTACAACAACATCAATCATTGCTCTCATTGCTTGTTTCTGATCACCACCCTCAAATGCAAGTAGAAGAATCTTTTCTTCTTTTACAAGGTAAGGTCTGTATAGAACCTTCTTTCCCGTTGATGGTTGTACCATCTCGTGGGATGGGGTCGTGTTTAACTTAGGTAATGCCATTATATTCTCCAAATAATAATAATGTTATAAAAATTTTCTAATCAGATCGCCTGCCAGACCTTCAATAAATCCGGTATCTTTTGCGTCTCCACCTTCAGACTTCCAGTTCTTGTACGATAATTGTACCGATACTTCAAGTAACTCTCCGTCATCACTCAACTCAATTGCATTCAATGTTGTTGGGTATGCTTTATCTAGGACTAAAGTATAAGTGATGTCATCTCCGAATATGAGATTCAAATCAAACTGACCTTGGGCAAGATCAAGGGGTCCTAGTCTTGGTAATCTACTACGTAGGTAAGATGGAATCTTTCCTGCGTCATAAAGTTCTTTCTTTATGATAGGGAATGCGGTTCCCTTCTTAATGTGTTGGATAATGACTGGATGTGTATAGTCATTAAAGTATCCAACTTCTTGGGTCTCTTGATTAACCGCAAGATTCTGCCATGTCTCAAAGTATTGTCTTACTTTCATATCATTAAGACAATGGAAGGTCAACTGGATATCCTCGGTTGCATGACCATACGCAACTTTAGTTGTAAGAAGACCCATCTGTTTTTCGGTTGACAGTATTTGTCGGCCAGGAAGTGATGCTCCTTTACACAAGAGGTTCATTTCTCGTACATCACCTGTAAGTGGAGGAAGAAAAATCTTAAACAGATTTCCCCTTGCCATGCCACCACCTTTACCGACTTGTGCTTTGAAATCATCAATTGCAAATGTCATTAACCTTTACCTATCTTTTGTCTTGAATCGTAGAACACCTTCTGTGAGTTTGCTTTACGGAACTGTGCGGTTGGTAAGAATGTCGCAATCTCCCACTCAGGTTGTGGCACTTCAGCAAACTTACTCTTGACGTGTTTGTTCAAGTAATGTTTAAAACACGGTTCGTAGTATCGCAACTTGGCAATACTCTGTAATTTCTTGTAGTTGATAGCAAACTTTGCATCATCACTCTTGTTACTAGCAGAGGTCTCCATCAATGCATCTAACATCTTTGCACGTAGAATGGGTGGAAGGTAATGTAAGTTTAGTCCATAGAATCCACCCTCCGCAGGTCCCACAACAATGACCAAGGGGAACAGATCGTAATACGGAAGTGTATCTTTATGTTTTGGGTCATAGAAGAACATCTGCATTGTACCTACGACACCACTCTTTGTCTTTGTTCGTAGTTGTTCTTCTTTCATCAATGCTTCGCGATTGATAGACCGCATGTTAGATGCTTTCTTTCTGAACCACTCACGAGATTCCTTGGTGCGAGGAGTCACACCCGCACGGAATGCCTGTAGTTCTAGTCTGTTGAATATATTGCTCATAGTTCTATTTATACTTATTTTTTACGTTTCTTACGAAAAGGTTTTAAAGTTTTTCCGAGGGGTTTCAACGGTTTTGTTGATTTGGGAATAAGAGTCTTCAATGGTTCGTTCTTCTCTGTCCATATTCTAAACACCCACCCACGTTCCTTACAGTATTCCTGCGCGGCATTCCACTTGTTAATGTTCTTTACATAGGTGAAACTCTCATTGAGATACCGTTTGGTCTTCTTGTTGCCTGTAGGTATCCTAGTTTCCTTGTCCGGTTTGATCTCAACCAACATAGTTCCTTCTTTGTACACCAACTTCAAATCCATAAAATATCTGTGATACCTATTGTCAACCTCATATAGATATGGTATAATGACTTCCTCGGAAGACCACTTCAACACATCTGGGTTATCATCTGCCCATTTGAATGCGTGTCTCTCCCACAAAGAACGATAGGTAACTTTTGTGTGATCTCCTTCATACTTCTTTGGATTTTTTACTTTGTACCTGCCCGAATATGCCATAAAAACCTTATAAATAAAGATAATGAATTTCTAACTTATTTATAGAGAAACTAAGATGGCAGATGAAACTAATACCAAAGTCAAACCTGAAGGGGTTGTGTCTACTCTTGAGAAAAAAAATCTTGAGTACCCATTAAACAATCCAGACGATTACTTAGGTAGAATAGTATTTAATGTACTGAAAGAAGCAGAGACCGACTTGGGTAATCTTCTTTCTGCCGCAGAGAAAGTGGTAAAGCAGGCGGCAATTGATACCGAAGAAGAAGAGTCTGGAGTTGAAAAGGTTGCGGGGAAAAGTAGTGAAGATCAGCAAAACGCAATAAGTACTCATAGAAACGGTCCCGTAAAGAATCAGACTCAGAAAAACCCACGATTACTCACTTCTGTTAACCCAAAAAGACAGGTATCTTTATATCTTCCGGTGGGTCTACAATTCCGTGATGCGGTTGCATACGACAATATGGACTTGGGTGGTATGGGTGCTTCTGTTGAAGGTGCTCTCAAGAGCGGAGGTAGTGCTATTAATGCTCTTATTGATGGTGGGATGAAAACTTTAAAATCGGGACTGAAGGGTACGGCAAGTGGTGATGTTGCGAAAGTTAGTGCAGTAAAACTTGTGTCTGCTTTACCAGATGAAGTTCAAGGTGCATTTAGGTCTGCCACAGGTGTCACCTCAAACCCTAACACTCGTGTACTATTTAAGAGTGTTAACTTACGAGAGTTTGCGTTTACCTTTAAGTTCATTGCGACTTCTGCCAAAGAAGCAGAAGAGGTAAAAGAAATTATAAAACTATTCCGAACAGAACTATATCCCGAAAATATTACCATACCAATTACTGGGGCAAATGATATATCTATTGGTTATCGTTTCCCAAACAAGTTTCAGATCAATGTAGAATATAATGGTGAAGAAATCGCAACCAAAATAAAACCTTGTTATCTAAGAGATGTTAGTGTAACCTATAACAATACTGCGATGGCAATGCATAGTGATGGAAACTTCCAAGAGGTAGAGATGTCTCTGTCATTCCAAGAAAGTAGAACACTCAACAGAAAAGATGTTGAAAAGGATGGATTCTAATGACCACAAAGTTTTTTTCCCAAATGCAAATCATTGCCTATAACTTTGGTAATAATGAAGCACCAGTTCTATTTGATAACATCAGTCAGTACGTAGATGTTATTGATGGAGTCAAAGACAATATTAGTTTCTATGCTACACACACGATATTGTCCGGTGATCGTCCCGACACACTATCCTATAAGTTATATGGGACTACAGATTATTACTGGACATTCTTTCTTATGAATGACCACTTACGTGAGTCTGGTTGGCCGGTTAATCAGAGTGCTATTAACAAAACCTTAAAAGAGAAGTATCCGCATCGCATGGTTACGACCAATTCAATAATTGCAAAGGACTTTCCGGTAGGCACTATAGTAACTGGTACAAGCAGTGGTACTGTAGGAACTATTGTTAAACGAAACCTAGAAATGGGTCAAATGGTTATTGATACCGTAGACGATAATAATTATTCTCCGACAGAAACTTTAGTCTACACCTCTACCGAGGGTGCGGTTTATACTGCTACACTGATTAAAGAGTCGTTGCAATATGATGCTGTTCATCATTACGAGGATGCTAACGGTGTTCATGTAGACTTGCCATTGTATGACTTTGGTAATGTACCCTCTGGGGCAACTGCGGTCACCTACAGGGATCGTGTTGAGAATAGGAATCAACAATTAAAAGAAATTTCTGTACTTAAACCTAATGTTGTCAGTAGAGTCGTGAGTGAGTTTAGTAACTTTCACAAACAGGTAATTTAAAAGTGGGTAGTAAAACAACTCAGTCTCAACAGTTCAAGATTACAAAAGCGGAAATATCCGCAGATCGTCTTGGCGGACTCAATGTCAATACGTTTGATGTTCGTACATCTGTTGCCGAACTGAACATCTTTGAGAGTCTGGACAAACCCTATCTTACTGGTTCGGTGGTTATTCTTGACGATAAATCATTATTTGACCGAATAAGTTTCCAAGGTAGCGAGAGATTCACCATTGAAATGGCATCGGTTGACAATACTTTGGACACTGTGTTCTCACGCACTTTCATTATGACAGGTATAGAAGACCAAGTCAAGTCAAACGACAACGGAAAATCAAGTATGTATTCATTTACATTACTTGACGAACACGCATTCCTATCATCCCTAAAGAAACTTAGCAGGTCGTTTAATGGTCGTATTGACGAAATTCTGATTAAACTACTTGCGACAGAGATGAAGTTAAATATTGACCTATCATACTTGACATTACCTAGTGGAGAAAGTATTACTCCAGTGCAGACGAACATGAGGGGTATCATCCCAAATCTTTCACCCATAGATGCGGTCAGATGGTTAACCAGTAGAGCAACATCAGTGACTGGTGCACCATTCTTTACTTATGCAACAATGCATGATAATAATCTGCGTTTAGGTTGCCTTGATTCCATGTTATCACAAAAAGCGTGGAACACACAATTACCCTACACATATAACCCTGCCAACGTATCAACCGCAGATTCCCAGACAGAATTTGAAAAGACCTTTGCTATTAAAGCAATAACAATGGGTAAGTCTGCTAATACTTTGCAACTGGTTCAACGGGGTGCAATTGGTGCCGCGATGAATAACACCAATCTTAATACTGGTGAGATATTCAAGACACACCACAGCATACGAAACGTACTAGATAGAATGACTAGTACTAATATTTTGGGCAAGAACCAGAATGTATTTGACCCTACATTTAAAGTTGCGGATAAACCAGTTGATGAATATGATTCACATGTATTTCATACCGTGACATCAACGGGGACTTATGGTAGAAGAAAAAGTTATCACGATGAGTATGATGCATCCAAGTTCAAAAAGAAACTTGAAAGTAAGTCAGTACTCAATCACCTATATAAGAACATGCTAAATATAACGGTAGAAGGTGCGGGTTTAATTATCGCAAAGGCATCTGTCGGAGATATCGTAAACCTAAAGGTTGCGAACGACAACGTAGAAAACTCAAGTGATAGCACTGAAGAAGACCTAATTGATAAGGCAAAGTCTGGTGATTTTATTATCTATGATACAAGACACACCTTTAGTGGTACGTCACATAAGGTGTCAATGAACCTGTGTAAAATGGAGAAACTTCCGTAATGCCTCAACCAATTCTATCTGAGTTCTATGGAGACAATACACGATGGTTCATTGCGACTGTTGTGGATGCGTCACCCCCATATGGTTTTGAAGGACGAGTAAAGATTCGTGTTCACGGATTACACACAGAATCCACCCGACTAATTCCCCAAGCAGATTTGCCTTGGGCACAATGCGTGGTTCCTACTACCGAAGGTGGTGCGTCTGGTATCGGAAGAATGCCACAACTACAACCAAGTGCATTGGTATTTGGTATGTTCATGGATGGGACAAACTCACAGACACCTATTGTGTTGGGATCAATTCCTCACGTGGAATTTCCTAGTGCGGTACAGATGGGGCAATCAGTTGAAGACACTGGTGTGGATAACAAACCAGAAAGTATGTGGCAAAAGTTTACCGGAGCAATAGCACCCGACTTGTCAGATATCAGAAATGATGAGACTGGTGGTATTCAGAATGTAACAAAACTTGCAAGAGAGAAAAGTTCGGTAGCATTCTTCTTGAACATAGGATACACCGAGAAACAAGCAATCGGTATTACTGCGGGACTTTCTTTCGTGTCTGGTATGCGTACTGGGATCACCCCTCAATCAAAGGGAATTGGTGCGTTTAGTGATAGACGATATGATGACCTGCTGAAATACTCTAATAGTAGTAGTCTATTTCTTACTCAGTTATCATTTGTTGCATACGAATTAAACGGCACACAATCTAGTGCTAATATAAGATTGCTACAATCAGACAAACTTGATAACAACGGAATCTGTCAAATATTTGCTAAGTACTATTTACAGAGACCGGATGCGGTGAAGAACATAGAATTGCAAGCAAGACGATTGACTGATAGGATAGCATAATGTCACTTAGTAAACGTAAATTAAACACTGTTCTTAAAACCGAAGACAAAAAGAGTCAGGCAGGTACCCTAAAAACTAGGGCAACCGAGTCCGTTGACCAGACCTTTGTCAAAAGAAATACTGTTCTTGGTCAACAAGATGGTGCAGTTGTTGGTGGCATTAAATCATTAGGACAAACTACTAATTCAAGTGAAGAAGTTATTACTAGTCATGTTGGCACAATCACCGATACGTTTCCTACAAATGGTGTGCTAGGCAATGTGCTTGTAGTCACCCAAGATACCGTAACAGACTCTAATGGTGAATTCCTACGATTTAAGTCCTCTGCTGATTCGGCAGGGAGTCTTGTTCTCAATACATTAGGTATAGACTCTGATGGTAGTGGTACTCTATCTGTATTACGAGGTGCGGGTCGCGATTCCGCAGACGAGGCACGAGGGTTTGGCACTCTGGAAACAAGTGTTAATGCTATGACAGGTCTTCCCGCCATCAAGGCAAGTAATCCTACTTCTGCACTTGCGGTTGTGTGTGATGGTACTGCGGAAAGTGTTGCTGAGTGTATTGCTATTGCGGAGAATAAAAAATCTGAGGCATATGCTGACCTTATTGAATTCACCACTGTTGTAGACTCATTAAAACCAAAGTCTGCGGGGGGTGGTGGACTAATGGGAGCAATCTCTGCGGTAACAAGTGCTCTTTCCTTTGCGGGTAATCTAACCGCACAGTTCAGTTCTTTGGCACCAGTTGCCGCATTAAATGAGCAGATAACTGCGGTACAGAATAAGATTGACTTAGCGGGTAGTGAACTTGAGTCAGGAATAAAAGATGCACTTCAAATAGACAAGTTAGATGGATTTGTTCAGAATGTAAAGGACACCGTTGAGAATTCCACTGGTATCAAAGAGTTAATGACAGAATATCAGTCACTCAAGGCAGAACTAGACACTTTACCCGATATGGATACTGTGATAGGAACGGATTTGACTGAGGTCAGAGCAATAATCAACGAGGCAAAAGATGCAGCGGATGATTTCAATGCAGAATTTGATGTGCGGACAAACCAAGGATTACAAGGTTCTCTACAGAATATTGCAGAGGGATTGTCCAATGCCGCATCATCCTTTATCCGTAAGATTGTTGATGGTGGTATTCTCGCGACTGATCAAGAGAGACAACAAATTCTATCAAGGTTTACTAGCGGTAATCCTAGATTACAAAAAGAAGCAGTCAAGACGATATCTGGTAAATCTCAAAATATATCAGATCGTATGAAAGGAATCCTTGCTACAGACGAAAACACATCTAGTACATTAGATATGCAAATACAGATGATAGAAAAGGCAAAGGCACAAGGTGTTCCCGAACAAGAGATTGCGAGAGCACAACAAGAAATTTCTACCATTGACAATAAGATGAAGCAGTTGGATACCACTATTGGTGGCACTGTTGTTATTGATGCAAGTCTTTATGATGAAGGCAAACCTATTGATCAGTCCTCTAAGTGGAGTGGTAAAAATAGTCCGAACGATGTCTTTACCTATGTTTCATCGGTAGAGGAGTTGGATACAGAATTTACTAATGTGAAACGAGATGTGACCGAAGTCGTGATTCACGCATCCGATACTCATACAAACAAAGACATCGGTTCTATAGAAATAAACAACATGCAAATTGAAATGGAACATGATGGTATTGGATATCATTATGTGATAAGAAGGGATGGTAGACTGCAACGAGGCAGACCCGTTAATACCGAGGGAGATCACGCATCCAGTCATAATAAATATTCCATAGGTATTGTACTGGTTGGTGGTATTAATGTTTCTACTGGTGAGGATAACCCAACAGACTACCGATCTTCTCAGGCATTTACACGAGAACAGTTTACAACATTAGAGAAGTTTTTAAGAGGATTCTATCGTAGATTTCCTGGCGGTCAAGTGTTCGGTCACAATGATATTGACGCAAGTGAGTCTGACCCATACTTTGATGTGGTAGATTATGTTGAGTCTGTGTTTAGAAAACAAAACCAAACAACCGATCCCCTAAATTCCTTACCATTGAGTCCATCGGAGATGAATCAGTGACAACTAAAAAAGACAATTTTGATTTAAGAGTTGCTAAACTTGGAGAGGCACTTGAAGAGAGTCTGGGTGTTCCTCAAAATGGTATGCAAGACCCCACAGGTGAATACCCCAAGAGAGATTATAACTTTGGGACATCAATCAATAAGGCATCTCGTGGGTCTAAAGTAAACAATCTCTATGTTGGGGGTGGTGACATTGGTGTGTCTCTGAACATACAGGCACAACGTCCTTCCGAGTATCCATTCAACCAAGTACAAGAAACTATATCTGGTCATGTTATTGAACAAGACGATACGCCAGGCGGTGAACGAGTATTAATTAAACACCGTACAGGTGCGGGTGTAGAGATGAGAGCAGATGGTTCTGTTATTATCTCTGCTGTAAACAACAAGGTAGAAGTGACTGGTGGTGACCAGACTGTTATCATTGAGGGTAATGGTAATCTCGTGTATCAGGGTAACTTGAACATGAAGGTGACTGGTGACTATAATGTTGATGTTGGTGGTAACTATAATCTTAATGTGGCAGGTAGTCTACGAGAGAACATCCTAGAGAATCACCGAACGATCACCACAGGTAATCGTGAAGAGACTGTCAAGAAGAGTAAGATCAACAAAACCATGAGTACTCAAACCGATGTGATTCTTGGTGAACATAATCATCAAGTGAAGTTGGATTATAAATCTGCGATTGAGGGTAATGTAGAAATTGCAGGAGGATCGTCAGTCTTTGTTTCGGGTGAGGAATCCTTTGCGGTGTCTGCCCCTGTTACAAACATTACTGGCGCTAAGTATGTTTCTGTTCTAGGACAGAGGGGTGCCGTGGGTGGTGATATGGTGGACTTCACAGGTAACGTATTCCAAGGTGGTGAGGGTGCGGTTCCATTTAATTCTGGTGCGGTGTTCTATGGTTCGTTCTATGGTAAGGCACTTGAAGCAATCAAATCAAACCACGCAGACAAGGCAGACCTTTCATTGAGATCGTACTACGCATCAAATGCAAAGGCATCACTAACCGCAGTGACTGCGGGTACTGCCGCAACTGGTGCGTCAACATTTACAGTGCCCAAGATTCTGTCGGCAAATTTCCATATACCTATGCTTGCAAAGGAAGAGATGGCACTACCAACTGGTCACACAGAACCACCCCAAGCACAGATAACATCACAGTGGGTAGTGGGACAGGTAATGAATGGTGACTATGCAATTAGGACTGTTGTGGTTGACGGTGGAGATGTATTGTTAACTAAGACACTACTTAGTGATGATTATGAGGATGTATTCAACCATGTACCAACAACCCAAGAGATTCGTTCTGCATTCAGAAGTGATACGAATAGAGAGTTGGTTGGGAATATACTTGTTTCCGAAGAAAGATTAAATCCAAGATATAAAATAAAGAGTCCGCCTGCCATTGGTAGAACAGTGAAGAAATCCCCATCATCTAGATTTGGGTTTGAACCAATTGGTAATGCAATTGAGAATAGAGGAAAGAGATTTACACCATGATAATTTTAGTTGATCCAGTATACAATCCGAACAAGCAAGGGCAGATTACGTCTGCGACTAAACTCGGTCCTGGCGTTACAATCGCAAAGTTTCTTGGTGCATATGGAGACAAGACACCATTTAACCATGTTATAACCAATACGGCACGACAGCAAATTGCGCGGCACCTGTACTTACAAGCAGAAGCAATGAGAATCATCAATGGTAATACAGAAAATTTCAATGACATTCGTTTGATTGTGTCTGAGGGTCTCTACAAACCACGAGAGGTTGATGAGAACAACAAGACCATGCAGAAGAAATCTGATGGCAGACTTGTGTATTATCAAGTGATAGATCAGGAAGGTAAGATTAGTCTAGAGAAGACATTTGATGTTGCTGAGTATCTGAAAGATTATATCAGATTTAAAAAACTGTACCTTGATTATGATCAATACAATCCAGACGGAAGTCTTACCGCACAGATTGGTATAGAGTTCCCTACCACACCAGAATCCTTTGATATTAGATTTGATGGTGATGTGGAAACTTATTTCAATAACACACTAATGAGTGGAAACGAATTAGTAGAAATAAAGGAAAGTGACTAAAAAGTCATATAAATAGAACTATGGCAATACGTAGAGCATTCGCACAAGAAGACACTAACCTACAAACGGCATCCATTACGGCAAGTCGGACACGAGGTTATACTGATATTGATTTAACTTTCTCGTCCAAACCTACTGGTGGAGACATCTACAAGAAGACGAATAGTGGGGCAGTTAAACAAGCAGTAAAAACGCTTATAATGACCAATTCCTTGGAGAAACCTTTTCGTCCAGACTTTGGTGCGGACATTGTATCTCAGTTATTTGAGTTGGCAGATAGAGGAAGGTCTTCTATTGTAAGACGAAGTATTATTGAGAGTATTGGTATATATGAACCTAGAGCAGAAATACTAGATATTAAGGTATCCCTGCAACCAGATAGAAACACCCTAGACGTAATTTTAAAATTCAAAATTGTTAATACGGAAGAGCAAGTTGAATTCACTACCACACTAGCAAGGTTAAGATAAAATGGCAACAACAATACAATCAACATCATTAGATTTTGATGCGATCAAGAATAACTTAAAGACATACCTCGCACAGCAAGAAGAGTTTGCGGATTATAACTTTGAAGCATCTGGTCTGTCAAATATCTTGGATGTTCTTGCGTACAATACGCATTACAATGGACTTACTGCCAACTTTGCCTTGAACGAATCATTCCTCGGAACCGCACAGTTGCGTAGTTCTTTGGTATCTCTTTCAGAAGGTATTGGTTATATTCCCGATAGTATGACATCATCACAGGCAATTATCAATCTGACGTTGAATCTGTCTGGTGTTTCTGGAGCACCAACTACCATACAACTACCTGCGGGATATAAGTTCAACGCAACGGTAGATGAACAAGAATTTGTTTTTCAAACACAAGAAGATTTAACTGCTGATGATAATGGTGATGGTCTGTATATATTTAAAGACGCATCGTCTAATAAAAATATTAAGATATATGAAGGTATTGAAAGAGTTAAAACATTCATAGTATCTCGTGCCGAAGACAACGAAGTCTATATCGTTCCAGATAATACTATGGATACTGGCACCGCGATAGTTCGTGTTTATGAAAACCCGACTTCTTCTGTATTCCTGCCATACACAAATATCATTAATGCAAACAATATTAATGAAAACTCTACATTGTACTTCCTCAAAGAAACACCTAATGGATTGTTTGAATTGTCCTTTGGTAACGGAACAACTTTGGGTAAGGCACCTAAGACTGGTTCAAAAGTTACTGTAACTTACCTTGCGGTAAGTGGACGTGCATCTAACACTGCTAAAGTGTTTGAACCACAGGCAGAAATTAATATTGGGGGTCAGAATTATGATGTGTCGGTGTCAACTGTTGGTAATGCTATTGCAGGTTCTCCCAAAGAATCTATGGAATCTATTAGACAGTTTGCTCCCTTTCAGTATGCAACTCAGAACCGAATGGTAACTGCGGTAGATTACTCTGCACTGGTGCTACGTAATTTCTCCACACTGATAAAAGACATGAAATCATTTGGTGGTGAAGAGGCACTTGAACCAGAATTTGGTACAGTATTTTTGTCAATTCTCTTTAATGCAGAGGTCACGCCAGGCGGGGTGGTAGAGCAGAATACAAAAGATGCTATTCAAGACCTTGTAAAACAATTAGCAGTTGCTTCGTTCATTGTCAAGTTTACTGATCCAGTCAAAACTTTTATTGAGACCCGAACGTTTTTCCAATTCAATCCTAGTTTGACAACACTGTCTAGGAATACAATTCTAAATAAAGTAAAGACTGCTATTACACAATACTTCACAGATAATACTGGTAAGTTTGGACAGTCGTACAGACGTTCTAATTTGTTAACCATTGTGGATAATGTATCTCCCGCTATTTTATCATCTCGTTCACAGACTTTTGTTCAGAGAAGGTTTACGCCACAACCGACAGTCTTACAAGATCATACTCTACGATTTGCGGTTCCGTTAAAATCCCCAGACGATGTTGATTACATTATAACATCATCACAATTCTTGTTTAAAAATAAGACTTGTGTTCTAAGAAACAAGTTGAATACTAATAAATTAGAAATATACAATGGTGAAGACAATGAGGTGATTGTTGATAACGTAGGTTCGTATAGCGGTGATGTTGTATCAATTGTTGGATTACAGGTTGATAACTTTGTTGGGGCAAATAATTTCATTAAAGTAAGTGCTGTACCTGCCAACGAAAGTTCGTTGACCCCTTTCAGAGAAGATATTGTAGAACAAGACATCTCCAACACCTTTGTTTCTATTCGCGAGATTGCCGCTGGAGTCACTAACTAATGGCACAGAGGAATGATACGTTAACCGATATCGGACGTAGAGAGATTGCGTTTACTAGTCATTCTATTGATAATGTCCTGCCTGACTTTTTTAAGACTGAGTATCCAAAATTAATTAGTCTGTTAGAACATTACTATGAGGAGGCACATGAGAAAAATTCACCCGCACGATTGATCCACGAATTGTTTCTCACTCGCGATATCACACAGACAGATTTAGAGTTGTTGTCCTACATTGAAGACGAACTTCTGTTGGGACAATCCTACTTTGAGGGATTTGCGGACAAACGCGCTGCGGCAAAGTATTCAAGTATTCTGTATCGTTCTAAGGGTACTAAGTACTCTATACAACAGTTCTTCCGAACATTCTTTACTATTGATCCAGATATTGTCTACACAAAAGAAAATGTATTTAAGATCGGAGACGAGAAATCTACTCTAGGTCTTGATGCACAGAGATACATTACCGATAACAAATTGTATCAGACATTTGCACTATTAATCAAGTCAGACATACCATATAGTGAGTGGGTAGCACCTTATAAATTATTTACTCATCCTGCGGGAATGTATATTGGAGCAGAAGTTCAGATTGTATCAGTAGTGGCAGATACACTAACCGCACCACAGGTAATACCGGCACCACTGCCACCTATTGCGGTTCATTCGGAAGCATCGTTTGGAGACTTTGGACACATGGATATTTCTGCCCTTGTTGATGACCTATATACTGATTCGGCAGGAGTCTTGAGTAGAATCAATGCAGAACTTACTTCTGTAGAAGACTTCTCACTTGAACAGATACAGACTATTAACAATCAGTATTCGTCTATACGAGAAGCACAGATTTCTAGTTCACCCACATTTGATGATTCAGATGAAGTAGGAACTAATGGTATGGACTTGAGCAACTCGTTCTCGTTTGAAACGATGGATCAAGACAAACATCAATTTTGGAGTGCAGACTCTGATCAATATATAAAAAGTTTCACATTATAACTTATAAACTCTTATAAATAGTATGAACAACAGGACTGAATAGAATGGCACGACAGACACTAAACAGAGGAACTGCGGCAAATGACGGAACGGGTGATACCCTCCGAGTTGCGGCACAGAAGATAAATGAAAACTTCGCACAACTATACACTGCCATTGGTGGTGATGAAGCGACTGCGACAGTAAGATTAACTGCCGCAGGAGTTGAGTTTGAAGGTCAGGCGGCAGATGATCACGAGACTGTTCTAAGTGCCGAACCCACCGCAGACCGTGCAGTCGTAATACCTGATGCGAGTGGTACACTCGTTCTAAACACTGCGACTCAGACCATAACCAACAAGACTATTCTTGTTCCCACAATGACAACACCAAAGATTAAAGATGCAGATTCAAGTCATACCTATAATCTAACAGTAGGTAATATCTCTGCGAATCGTAACATTGCACTTCCTGCATTGGGTGCAGGTGATACCTTTGTATTTGAGAATCATACTCAGACATTGACCAATAAAACATTTACCATGCCGACATTAGAGAGTGTCAAGTTGGGTGGTATTGATGGGGGTTCTCTATTATTAGATAGTGGTAGTAATGAATATCTGAAGTTTGTTAAGACTGCGAGTGCAGTTAACTTTGTGACGATTACCAACAGTGCAACTGGTCAACCCGCTTCTATTGATGTTGATGGTTCAGATACTAATATCAGTCTACACCTTGGTGCAAAGGGTACTGGTGCTGTTCAGATCGTAAACAAACTTGTTCTTGAAAAGGGAACTGATGTCGCGACAACCGAAGCAATAGATTTGACAGAACCATTAACAGTATTCAACTCTGGTAGTGTGATTAATCCAACTATCAGTGACGGTACTATTCAGGGTGAAGTGAAGTACCTAAGTAATATTGGAGCAGGTCAAGTAAACTTACAGGCAGGAAGTACCACTAAAATATTTGGTGTAAACAACAATAAACAACTTGAATTCAGTCAGGGTGATGGTTGTATTCTTGTATGGAACTCAACCGCAAGCAAATGGTTTCTCGTATCCAATAATGGTGCGACTATCAATAACACGTAATTTAATAGGAACAAGACATAATGGCGATTATTACAAACCCAATTAAAAAGCAAGTAATTCAAAATCTGAAGGATGATATAGATTCTTCGGGTACGCACTACTATGCGGTGATTGGTCGCTCTGAAGATTGGAATGAAACTGATGCGGCACCTGTTCCAGTTAACTCTGCACGAGAAGAAAGAAATTTTCGTCTCGGATTACAGTCTGCAAAGAAAGTATCCGACCTCACATTCTGTGTTCCAAGATACAACTGGTCATCTGGTGCAATCTATTCTGCATATGATGACTCAGTAGTTGGTTATCCTACTCAGACATACTATGTGATGAACGACAACAACCAAGTATATATGTGTATCCAACAGGGTAGAAACGCTGCTGGTCAGGCACAGGTATCTACTCAACAACCTACTGGTAATCTTGATGGCACTCCTTTTGATACTCCTGATGGTTATATTTGGAAGTTCTTGTACTCTATCGGTGCCTTGGACGCGAATAAGTTTATTTCTGCAAACTATATCCCCATACAAAAGGTTATAACAGTAGATGCAGATACTCCCGCTGCACTCATAGAACAGAAGGCAGTACAAGATGCCGCTATTGTAGGACAGATTGTTGGTTTCGCAGTAGACTCCGGTGGAGCAGGTTACGATACTGCACCTGCTATCACGGTAACAGGAAATGTTGGTGGAATAAAAGCAAAGGGAGGTGCAACTATCTCTGGTCAACAGGTAACCAAGGTTACTCTCATTGATAGTTCTGGTAGTTACACAATGGGTTCTGGTTACACTTTTGCAAACGTAACTGTTACTGGTGGTGGTTCAAATGTGACCAAACCCGCTAAGGTTCGTGCAATCCTCGGAAGTCCATTAGGACTAGGTGCAGACCCAAGAGATGACTTACGTTCTACTGCAATCATGTTGAACGTCAAACCATCTGGTAACGAATCAACCGACTTTATTGTTGGTAACGATTTCCGACAGGTTGGTCTATTGAAGAATCCAATGGACTCTTCCGGTTCAGTTCTTTTCACAGAAACTACAGGTATCTGTTTGAAGAAACTAATCTTGTCAACAGTTACCTCAACATTCTCACCAGATAACAAAATTGTAGGTGGTACTTCAGGTAATATTGCCTTAATTGATAAAGTTAACGGTTCTTCTATATGGTATCACCAAACCGAAGATACCGGATTCGGAAACTTCACTGCGGGTGAGGGTGTTTCAGAATTAAATGATAGTGGTGTTGGTGTACTAGATATATCAGTAACCCCATATGTAAACCCAGAGATTGACACCATGACTGGAGAGATACTATATATTGATAACCGAGCGTCTATTACTCGTTCGGATGATCAGACCGAAGACATTAAACTCGTAATTCAAATTTAAGGTAGTATAGAAGATGCCAAAAACATTTACATCCAATGTATTCTCTTCCTCTTACAGAGATGATTTTGTAGACAGTGATAACTATCACAGAATCCTCTTCAATAGTGGTCGTGCTGTACAAGCAAGGGAACTAACCCAATTACAGACTATTATCCAAGAGGAAATAGGAAGGTTTGGTCGTAATATATTTAAGGAAGGTGGTGCAGTAAATCCAGGCGGTCCTACTATCACGAACGATTATGAGTATGTTAAGTTAAATACTTTAGAATTTTCTTTACCTGTTGATCCTTCGGTGTTGGTCGGAACCACGATGACTGGTACTTCTTCTAGTGTAGAAGCAAAGGTAATTGAGGTTGTTGCCGCAACTTCCACTGATCCTGCAACATTGTATGTCCAGTACATCAACACATCATCCGCTGAAGCGGGTGATACTTCAATCCGTTTCACTGCGGGTGAACGAATTGACAACACCGTAGATAATCTACAGATCGCTAACGCAGTTGGTACAGACCAACCAGTTGGTCGTGGTTGTAAAATTGCAAACGCAGAAGGTGATTTTTTCACCCGTGGACACTTCGTATTCGCAAAGGGTCAGTCAATCATCCTTTCCAAATATACTAGATACCCCACTGCCGTTGTTGGTTTTAAAGTAACAGAAGATATTGTAACAACTGCGGATGACGTAGCGTTGTATGACAATCAGGGTGTTACACCTAATTTATCCTCGCCTGGCGCAGACAGATATCGTATTCGTCTTACATTGACAACCAAAGATCAGGTTACCGCTGACGAGAACTTTGTATACTACTGTGATGTGTTAGAAGGTAACATTGTTGACCAAGTTACTGGTACTGATGATTACAATAAGATTGCAGACACACTTGCCCGAAGGACTAGTGAAGAGTCTGGTAACTATATTGTCAACCCATTTACTGTTGATTTCAGAGACTCTGGTACTAATACAATTGCTACTATATCAGATGGTGTTGCCTATGTCAATGGTTATCGTGGTGCGAGTGAGAAACCAACTCCATTGGTTATTCCTAAACCTCGCACAACTGCGACAATTGAAAACCAATTTACAGGCATCTCCTATGGACAGTATTTTATTTGTAGTGAATTACTAGGTCTACTAGATATTCGTACAAATGAAACTTTGAACCTATCAACCTCCACTACCAACCCTGCCGCATCTGTTACAGGTACTGCGCGAGTTCGTGCTGTAGAGAAAGATGGAAACAACTTCCGTGTGTACCTGTTTGACATCAATATGAACAGTGGACAAAACTTACGTGCAATCAAGACTATTGGTACTAGTACAATTAGACGTGCCATACCAGTCTTTGAGAACAATCTGGCAGTAATCAAAGAGTCTCAAAAAGTGAACATGGTGTTTGGTTTACCCAACCCTCGTCCCAGAATTGTTAGTGACTTTGACTATGAAGTACAACGAGTATTTGTAGACACTGCTAGTGGTGGTTCGTTTACCCTTGCGTTAGGTAATAACACCGAGTCATTTTCAAATACTTCTCAGTGGATTATTGTAAAAAATACTGATGGTGTGGTAGTTACCAATGCTACGTTTGGTGCTGTTGGCACACAAAGTTTACAAATAAGCAACCTTACCAATGTTGAACATACTGTATATGCCAAAATACAAAAGGGATCACCTGCTGTTCGGCAGAAGACTCTTACTGATGCAACAGTGACTACGACAGTATCAACTGTTAATGGTGTTGAGTTTATTGATCTAGGTAAGACTGACATCCTGAGTGTTTCGTCAGTAAACCTATTGACTTCAAGTGGTGAAGATGTTTCTCATCTATTCACACTGGACAACGGTCAACGTGCAGGTTTCTATGACAATGGTCGTATGGTACTGGAGACTGGTGCAACGGCACCAACTGGAAATGTCTATGTTGCATTCAAACACTTTACTCACGGTGCGGGTGACTTCTTTGCAGTAAACTCCTACACTGGTCAGGTTGACTATGAAGATATTCCTGTCTTTAGTAGTGGAAGTGGAACACGTCTTAAAATAAACTTACGTGATGTTATAGACTTCCGTAATAGTGTTAACTCTAGTGGTGCTTTCGTTGCATCCGGTGCAACCGAAATCCCTACAAATGGCGATATCTTCCAATCAGACGTAGAATACTATCTACCTCGTGCAGACAAGATTGTTGTTACCAGTCAAGGGGAGATCAAGAATATTCAAGGTGAAGAAGGATTTGCCACTCAGATTCCTGCAACACCAGAAAACACACTACCACTATTCCAGATAGATCACAATCCTTATGGTCTAAATGATTCTGATGTTGTTGTTGTTCCATTCAAGGCAAAACGATTCACTATGGGTGATATTGCTCAACTGGAAAATAGAGTTGATAAGATTGAAGAAGCAACTTCATTGAGTCTTCTTGAACTAGATACTGCCTCCCTATTAGTATTGGATGCAGATGGTGTTGCAAGAATTAAATCAGGTTTCTTTGTAGATAATTTCTCTAGCAGATCATTCTCGGATACTAATAACATTGAATATCGTGCGGGTATTGATCCATCACGAGGTCTGTTATCAGTACCTACCATAGAAGATGATGTGATTCTTGCATACGATTCTTCTAAGTCAACTAACACTATTTTGAAAGGTGATACTGTTTACTTGAAGTATACAGAATCTCCCACTATCGTACAGACACTTGTATCTGGTACAGAGAATGTAAACCCATTCGCAGTTATTACAGGTGAGGGTAACATTACTATGTCACCCGCGACTGACAACTGGTTCCAGACCAAGTACAATCCTGCAAACGTAATCAATAACACTGCTGTTGAGAATGTCAATGTTGATCTTGGTAATATCAATAGTAATATCATTAGTCAAGATAGAAATGAAGTAGCAAGATGGAAGTGGGATATAGGTAACTCATGGACACCTGTTGCGGGGTTTGGGTCAGTTCCAAGTGAACTGAAGTCTGGTTGGAGAGGAACTCCTGCTTGGAACTGGAGAGGTGTACCTGCCGAAACCACCAGAGTTCAAAATGTGGGTAATGGCAATGGTGGCAGACAGAATTCAGACTTCAATGTCATTCGGTCTTTCTCCAACCGTATTGTTGTCGGAGAAAGAACTGTTCGTCAGATAGTTGGAGACAGGACAGTATCCTTGACGTTCCTACCATTCATACGTTCGCGTAAGGTATTCTTCAAGGCAGAGGGTCTGCGTCCAAACAGTCAGTTTTTCCCATTCTTTGATGGTAAAGATGTAAGTGCATTTTGTAAAGACGAAACATTCCTACGATATGGTGCTCTGGCAACAGACCTTGTATATTCTAACGCAAATCGTAATGCGACTCAACATCCTGCCACGCCATCTGACTTGGTTAGTGATGTCAATGGTGTCATTGAAGGTTCGTTCTTCATTCCATCGTCACCAACTACACGTTTCCGTGCGGGTACACGTGAGTTTAAATTACTTGACATTAGTAAGAATGATGATGATGCCGCTCTTTCACAGGCATCATTTAACTATACTGCACAGGGTACTCTGGACACGAGACAACAGACTATATCGTCTACTCGTATCACACAGACCAGAACACGTAGATGGACTACAACAACAAGAGTTAAAGTAACTGATCCATTGGCACAGTCATTCTTTGTGACTAACCCATCGGGTATCTTTGTAACTAAGATTCAGACTTACTTTAAGAAAGTGGACAGTACTGGTATTCCGGTTCAATTACAAATTCGTCCGATGGTGAATGGACATCCAAGTTCAACTGAGATTCATGCTCAGTCTATTAAGTTTGTACATCCAACCGATATTGACGTTCCTTCAAGTCAGACACAGGCAAACGTAGTTGCAAATCCGACTACTTTTGAGTTTGATGAACCCATCTTCTTGAACCCCGAAACTGAGTATGCAATTGTTCTACTTGCGGAATCTATTGAGTATGAAGCATATGTTGGTGAAACATACGCATTTGAATTAGGTTCTACCGAGAAGAGAATCTCTCGTCAACCATCTATGGGTTCATTGTTTAAGTCACAGAATGGTACGACTTGGGAACCAGACCAAACTAAAGACCTTGCGTTCAAAATCTTTACTGCTACCTTTGCAACTTCTGGTAGTGCAGTGTTTGAGAACCGTGATATAGATTCTGAACTATTGACTACCAACCCACTATACATGACTAGTGGTAGTGCCGTAGTAACAGCACTATGTCCCAACCACGGTTTCACTGTAAACGATACAGTGAATATATCTGGATTGGTTGGAGGAACATCCTACAATGGTGTATTGGGTTCTAATATTAATGGTGCCAGAACTATCACTGCGGTAGATGGATTTGCTATACGATTCAATGCCGCAAGTGCCGCAACATCGTCAGGTAGATTCGGTGCAGACTTAGTATTAGTTGATAAGCAGATTCAGTTTGATGTTGCATCACCTAACTTTACCACATTAATTCCAGATGACACAACACTAACTTATCAGACTAAACTGACTGCGGGTAAGTCACTCGCTGCCATAACAGGTCAACAAGTAAAATACGGAAAAGATGCCTCCTATAGTAAGGAAGTTGTAATTGGTGACGAAAACTATTTTGCAAGTCCGAGACTTATAGCAAATCCGTCAAACGAAACTAGTCAGATGGGTGGTGAACGATCTGTAACAATCAAAGTTGATATGGCAACCACAAAAACTTCGGTATCCCCGATCATTGATACGCAGGGTGCATCAATAACAACAGAAACAAATCAAATTGATAATCAGATTGCAAGTGGTACTGAGAATGGATTTAACATTCCGTTGACATACTCTGCTGAGACAAATGCGTTTGGTGGTTCTGCACTTGCTAAACACCTTAGTATTGTTGGACAGTTAGACGAACCTGCAAGGGGTCTGAAAGTAATGCTTGCGGCAATAAGACCTAATGGTAGTAATATTGATTTGTATTACAGAACAGGAACCGAAGGTAGTGACCTTCAAAATACTACTTGGACTTTGGTGGAAGAAGAAACAACAGTTCAACCGGACGAAAGAAACTTCCGTGAGTATCGTTATCTCATCGGTGGTGATACCGGAACACTGAATGCATTCACAGATTATCAGTTCAAGATTGTGTTTAGAGGTAACAACTCTGCTAAAGTTCCGTTCATACGAGACTTTAGAGCAATTGCGATGGCAACCTAATGAATGAGTTTATTTCTGTAAAGGGTAACCCGAATTTGGCAAGATGTCCTAATTCGGGTGCCATTATTAATATAAATAAAGGTGAGATACAGAAAGCACGTGCCGCGAAGACGGCAAGACAGAATAAAGAAAAAGAGTTCCAAGACTTGCGACAAGATGTCAATGAACTAAAAGAACTCCTCAATAAACTAGTAGAGAAACTCTAATGTCAACACCTACACCAACAATCACGGATATTCTGGATACTTTCACTACGTTAGTAACCAACCAAAACACCATATCATTGGATTTGGGTGCTACTGGTCGTTTGAACACCAACGAGGATTCAGACGTAACATCTAGTATTAACGAACTTGAATTAGGAATTCGTGGTACTTCAAACAGACTTGTTGAATCAGATTTATCAATTGCAGGTTTTACAGCAAATAATGTTGTGTCTGCACTACACGAACTTGATAGTGACCTTCATGGTGAGGGTGGTGGTAACGCAAAGGCAGACTTGACCACCAATGCGAATGACATCGTATCAGGTATCAACGAACTAGAACTTGGTATCCGAGGAACTGATAATGGACTGGTCGCTGCTATCCTATCAACCACTGCTAATGATTTAGTATCGGCAGTTGGTGAACTTGATAGTGATATCGGTGCAAGACCACATACTGGTCTGACCACTACGGCAAAGAATTTGACTGCGGCAATAAATGAACACGATGCCGAGTTAGGTACAATCACTGCGTTAGCAATGGGTACAACCGCATCAACTGTATCAACCGCAATTAAAGAACTAGAAGTAGAGATTGATACACTCAATACCTTTGTTGAACCCACACAGGCATTGACCACTACTGCGACAA